GTGGTGCGGTGCAAAGTGCCCAGCTGGAACTTTTCCTATGCGCTCTTAACGGAGGAGGAGAAGAATTATATGGAAGCGCTGTTCGGAGAGGAAAGCACCTTTCTGTTTACCCATCCGTCCCGGCAGAACACGGCGATCCCAGTGCAGACGCTGTGTTACCGCAGCAAATACGGCATCTCATGGAAAAATGCCCGGTCCGGTCTATGGAGCGGGTATTCCTTCACTGTGATCGCCTGCTAGGAGGCACGTTATGGTAAAATATCGGATCCGTCTGCAGGACGGACGGGAGGTACATGCCGGCGCGCAGGAATCGTGCGCCATTGCGGATGTGCAGTTGACCGGATGCGTCAATCCGGACACGGAACTTATGAGCGGCGGCGTTTGCACAACGATGCTGGAGCTGGAGGTGATCGATCCGGGCGGTACGCTGGGAATTGGGGCGGGTGATGTTTTGACGCTCTTTGAACAGCGGGAAGAAACGGTGCAAAAAGGTATTTTCATTGCGGAAAAACCGGAGTGGGTCAGCACGGGAAGGTACCGAATTACCGCCTATGACAAGGTAAGCAAGCTGGATCGGGAGCTGGGGCAGTGGCTGTTTGACCTGCCGGCCTGGCCCTATCGGCTGCAGACCTTTGCGCAGATGGTCTGCCGCCAGTGCGATGTGCAGCTGACAAATACGCTGCCGGTAAACGAAGATTATCAGGTCCATGCTTTTTCCGGCGCGGGCATTACCGGGCGGCAGCTGATGCAGTGGATCTGTCAGATCGGCGGATGCTTTTGCCGGGCTACTGCGGAGGGAAACCTGGAATTTGCCTGGTATCAGAAAAGGGACATCTGCCTGCGGCCTACGGGGGAGCTGTTTTATTATCATAACGGCCTTTCCTGCGCCGACTATACCACGGCACCGGTGGAGAAAGTGCAGCTGCAGATGACCGATGAGGATGTGGGCGCGGTGTATCCGGATGAAGAAGGTGTGCGCAATACCCTGCGCATTACCGGAAACTTTTTACTGACCAATACCGAGGCCGCACCACTGGAGGCGGCCGCCCGGGCGCTGTATGCGCATCTGCAGGGGAATTCCTATACACCCTGCACGGTGGTCACCACCATCCACAGCGGCATCGTGCCGGGAGATATCTTTACGGTGGAAGACAGCCGGGGCGGGGTTTTGACAGCTTATGCCATGACCTGCGTGCAGCGGGACGGAAAGCTGACGGTCAGCTGCACCGGCTCTGCCCGCAGGGACAGTACTGCGGCTATCAACGGTGCCCGCTATGCCGCTATCAGCGGTAAGGTGCTGAACCTGCGCATGGATATCGAGGGACTGAAGATCGAAAACGCGGATGCAAGGAACAATCTGGCGGCGCTGGAGCTGGATGTTGATGGGATCCGGTCCCTGGTCAGCCAGGACCGGACAGACACAGAGAACATAAAAACGGTATGCACGGCGCTGCAGCAGCGGGCAGACGCGCTGGAGCTTCACGTGCAGAGCATCCGTTCCGATGGCGCGGAAAAGGTGAAGACCGGAACGGGATATACCTTTGACGAGGAAGGTCTGCGCATCAGCAAGGACGGACAGGAGATGGAAAATCTGCTGGACAATACCGGTATGTACATCCGCCGCTCCGGTCAGGTGATCCTGCAGGCCAATGCAGACGGCGTGGCGGCTGCGGATGTGACGGTGCGCAATTACTTGGTGATTGGCAGCCATGCCCGCCTGGAAGACTACACAGACGGCGCGGATACAAAGCGCACCGCCTGCTTTTACTTAAGTTAGGAGGGTGGGAACGATGGTTGGTATTACAGAAACCTTTGTTTTGCCCGGAACCAGGGGTATGTCTGCCCGGGTGACGGTGTCGGAAACATATGACGCAGTGGCGGAAACTTCGGATGTCAGCATCGCTGTGGATGTGGAATCTTCTGTGTATGCCGGTCATATTTATTATTTGACCGGTGCGGTGGCGGCAGCGGGAAAGACCCTGCAAACCATGGATGCCTATATGGGTACCCACTACGTGTACGTGCAGACACTGAACACCGGCTATGCCATCGAGACCGACAGCACATCCTACAGAGGGTCTCCCTGGCACCTTTCCGGGATTGCGCACGAGATAGACGGAAGCAAGAAAATCACGGTGAGCGTTGATCTTTCCGGTGATCAGGTTAACGGATGGGGTGCCGATGGCTGGACGGTTACCGGCTCCAAAGAGGTCACGTTGACCCATTTTCCAAAAGCCAGTTCGGTAGCGGCCACCGATGCGGCGGTGGGTGCGGTGTCCATGGTGGCCATCAACCGCTGTACCGCGGCCTATACCCACAGCCTGGAGTACGAATTCGGGCAGCTGCATGGATTTCTGTCGCCGCAGGGCGTGTCCGGTGAGGAAACGGTATTTGCGGATGTGGGTGTGGCTTTTCGTATTCCGGAAACGTTTTACAGTCAGATTCCCAACGCAAAGAGCGGAATCTGCACCCTGACCTGCTGGACCTGGTGCGAAAACGGGCTGGTGGGGGAACCGCAAAGCGCTTCTTTTACGGTGCTGACGGATGCGGGCGTGTGCGCGCCTTTGGTGGAGGCGAGCGTGACGGATGTCAATCCGGAAACGCTGGCGCTGACCGGGGATGCCGATACTTTGGTGCGCTATGTATCCAATGCGGAGTGTATTATAACTGCCACAGCCCGAAAGCAGGCGACGATCAAACAAAAGCGCATCGGCGGCACGGTTATAACCGGAGACCGCCGCACGGTGCAGGGTATTGAAACCGGCACGGTGGTATTTGCGGCGGAGGACAGCCGTGGCTACAGTACGTCCAAAACCGTGAAGAAGAATCTCATCCCCTATGTCCATCTCAGCTGCAATCCGGTGTGCAAACGGACCAATCCTACCTCCGGGGAGACGCTGCTGTCTGTTTCCGGAGATTATTTTGCCGGCTCCTTCGGCATCCAGGACAATGCGCTGACCCTGCGCTGCCGGGTCAATGAGGGCCAATGGCAAGAGATCCTGCCGGAGGTAAAGGACAATACTTATACTGCGCAGGTGCTGCTGACGGGGCTGAATTATACGCAGTCGCATACGGTGCTGGTGCAGGTGTCCGATAAGCTGCAGACGGCAGAGAAAACCGTTTTGGTGGGCAAGGGTATTCCCGTTTTCGATTGGGGAGAGCAGGATTTTTCCTTCCATGTGCCGGTTTATCTGCTGGGCGGCGGGATTTATAACTCTGACGGCAGTGCCATGTATGCACCTGCAACGGAAAGTGCCCAGTATCCCGGCTGCTATTACCGGACGGTGGATGGGGAAACAGAGTGGATCAATCCGCCAATGGTTGCAGGGGTGGAGTACCGCACCACTGAGCGCTGGAACGGTCAGAGCGTATACAGAAAGCTTATAAGCTGCGGAAGGGTCCAAAAACAGATGACTGTCACCGCTGGTATGGACAATATCCGGATCATACACGCGAATATTTCCGTTTTTAACCGGGTGGCAAACGCGGAGAGCTTTGTGTACTGGATCGACATGATGGTGGTGCGTATTCAGGCTGGGGATGCGCAGGTCGCCGATGGCGGAGATGTGTATGCGGAGCTTGTCTATGTATATCGTTAACAAAAGGAAAGGAATATTTGACATGAAAATCAACTGGATTGTAAGGCTCAAAAACAAGGCCTTTTGGCTGGCGTTTATTCCGGCGGTGCTGCTGCTCATTCAGGTGGTGGCTGCTGTGTTTGGCATCGCACTGGATCTGGGCGAGCTGGGAAACAAACTGCTGGCAGTGGTCAATGCGGCTTTTGCAGTGCTGACGATTGTGGGTGTTGTCAATGACCCTACCACGCAGAGCTTATCCGATTCTGACAATGCCATGACCTATCAAGAACCCAAAGCGAGGGGATGATCCCGTCGCTTTTATCCCAAAACCCGAAGGGAGCAATCTGTTATGAGCAAAAAAATCTACATCAGTCCTTCCAGCCAACCGGCAAATATCTATGCCGTTGGCAACACCAATGAGCAGGAGCAGTGCCGCCGCATAGCGGCGGCACTGAAAGAAGAACTGGACCGCTGCGGCTTTTCCTGCCTGGCGGGGTTGGAGGGTACCATGTACACCCGGGTGGCGGAATCCAATCAGTGGGGAGCGGAGCTGCATCTGCCGCTGCACACCAATGCCTTTGATGGAAAGGTGGCAGGTCTGCGGATTATGGTGGGAAGAAAGGGAGCCGAGGCAGAGCGTATTGCACAGGCGATCCTGGATTCCCTGGCTCCGATCACCCCCGGCACATCCGATGGGATCAGTGTGCAGACCGGCCTTTACGAGATCACAAACACCAGCGCGCTGTGCGTGTACATCGAGGTGGGGTTCCACGATAACCCCCAGGAGGCGCAGTGGATGATCGACAATACCCGACAGATCGCGGTGGCTATTGCAAAGGGTTTGTGCGGCTATTACGGCGTTGCCTATGTGGGAAAAGAGCCTGCCGAGACTCCGGCGGAAGAAACTGCCGTCTACCGGGTACAGCTGGGAGCATTTCGCGATCGGCAGCTTGCACAGCAATTGCTGAAGGAACTGCAGGAGAAGGGATATGATGCGTTTATCGTAAGCTGAGGGGAGTGTACCAATGAGTGAAGCAATTGTGACGGCGGTGATCACCGGCAGTCTGTCGCTGCTGGGTGTAGTGGTGACTTGCCTTGCCACCGCCAGAAAGACAGAAAAAAATCAGGCCATTGCCCAGGCTGTGACCGACACCAAGATCCAGGAACTGACACGGGAAGTGCGTTCGCATAATCATTTTGCCCAACGGCTGCCGGTGGTGGAGTGTCAGATCGGGGCGATCCATCATCGCCTGGACGAACTGGAAACATACCACAAACCGATTTCCAGCTGAAAAGCACAGTGTTTTTATGAAAAAAAGCTGTCCGGGGAAGTTTTTGCTTTTTTTGGAATGAATTGAAAAAATAGTTGCAAAATAAAAACGCCCATGTTATAATACCCCGTGTGTCCGGAGTCGGGCAGCTTTCATTGGGATGTCGCCAAGCGGTAAGGCACCAGACTTTGACTCTGGCATTCGTAGGTTCAAATCCTGCCATCCCAGCCAAAGGTTGTGGGGTTCAGTGTTTGAACCCCACAACAAATGATCCGCTAGCTCAGTTGGCAGAGCAACTGCCTTTTAAGCAGTGGGTCCGGAGTTCGAATCTCCGGCGGGTCACCAAAAAAGCCAACACCCATCAGGGTGTTGGCTTTTTTGCAACCCAAAGGAGATTCGAACCATTAAATCCAACCTGCCGGGGGCAGGTTGGCGGCGAGGGCTGGACCGAGCCGAACCTTAATCTTCGCGTAAAGCGAAGATGCAAGCGAATCTCCGGCGGGTCACCCAGATATCCTAATTTGCCGGAGCGGAGAGCCTCCCTCTGATGAGGGAGGTGTCACGGCGTAGGCCGTGACGGAGGGAGAGAATCGAGAAGATAAAATTTTTCTTTCCATAATCACCGTAAAGTGGTGATGGCCCTCTGCGCAAAGAAGGACCATTTGGTAATAGGCCAACACCCATCAGGGTGTTGGCTTTTTTGCATTCCTTTTCAGCCGGGCACGGCAAAAAAGCAAGAAAGGAGTCGTGTATGACACAAATCCATATAAACATCGCAGGAGCATCTGCCACAGCGGAAAAAACCGGCCCCATCACGACCGGTATGGTGGGTATTCCCGTGACATTTACCTTCAGCACGGAATGGGACGGGCTGAATATCATCCCCGTATATGAGGCGGGTGCGGTAAGAAAGGATAACTTTCTCAAAGAAAACCGGTCTGTGGTTCCGCATGAGGTGCTCACCGAAGGCGGACAGATCCTGAAAATTGGTGTGGAGGGACGTAACCGGGAGGGTGATCTGGTCATCCCCACCACCTGGGCAAGAGTGGGTGAAATTCTGTCCGGTGCCTGGGCCTCCGAGGATCCCTCTGTGCAGCCTACACCCAGTCAGTTTGACCGCTTTATGGCGGAGGTGACTGGAGTGAACGAAAAAATCGAGGCGGCGCTGCGGAAGGCTGCGGAAAGCGGCGAGTTCCGGGGGGAACCCGGCAGAGATGGCGCCGGTGTGACAATTTTGGGTTCTTTTTCCACGGAAGAGGCGCTGGTGCTTGCCCATCCTGCCGGAAATATGGGCGATTCTTACCTGGTTGGCGGATACCTTTATGTGTGGTCTGCCACTGCGGGAAAGTGGGAAAATGTGGGGAATATTCAGGGCCCCAGGGGAGAAACCGGCGCAGCCGGCCCGCAGGGCGAACAAGGTATTCCCGGAGAAATCGGACCGCAGGGCCCAAAGGGCGACAAAGGTGACCCCGGCGAGGCCGGCCCACAAGGTGAAAAGGGTGATCCCGGTGAACCTGGTAAGCAGGGTGAAAAAGGTGACCCCGGCGAGGATGGAAAAGATGGCGCGGACGGCTATACACCTATCAAAGGGGTGGACTATTTCGACGGCCTGCCCGGCGCCGACGGTGCAAAGGGTGAGAAAGGTGAGCCCGGTCCCCAGGGCCCCCAAGGCGAAAAAGGGGAACCCGGTGACATTGGCCCCATGGGCCCTGCGGGTGCTGACGGTACGGGTGTTACGATCCTTGGCTCCTATGCGAGCGCAGAGGAGCTGCGGGCACAGCACCCAACCGGCAAGCCGGGAGATTCCTATTTGGTGATGGGTCACCTATATGTTTGGTCCGCCACTGCGAACGCCTGGGAGAACGTTGGAAATATTCAGGGTCCTCAGGGGGACAAGGGAGATCCCGGCCCGCAGGGTCCCCAGGGGGAACCTGGCAGCAAAGGCGAAAAGGGAGAAGCCGGTGTCCAGGGAGAACAAGGCCCCAAGGGTGATCCCGGCGAAAAGGGCGAAAAGGGCGACGCAGGCGCAGCCGGTAAGGATGGCACTTCTGCCACCCACAGCTGGAACGGGACGATACTGACCATCACTTCTGCCGCCGGCACATCCTCTGCCAACCTGAAGGGCGACAAGGGCGATACCG